GTATTATCTCGTCACTACATAGTGACGTCTGAGAGATATAACCGCAACATTTTTAGGTGTATTTTTTTTGGAGATGGAGATATGAAAGCGAATCAAGTGATTTGTGTACTGTTGTGTTGTTCAATCCTGTTGGCCTCGGGTTGTGCTGGAACTGCCGCCCACCCTATCAATCAATACAAATATGGTGATGAGCATAAGTCAGCGACACAACTCAGGGCAGAAATCGCTGGCCTTGACACCCAGATAACCAAGAAGGAGCAGTCCATTAAGAAGAAGAACAGAACTAACGTGATCTGTTTTGTCACAGGCTTTCTAGTGATAGTGCCATGGTTCTTCATGGACATCAAGGGTAGCCGAGAGGTTGAGTTAGACGCTTTGGAAGGCCGCAGGCAGTCACTTGACATCCTGCTTGCAGGTAAGATGTCACCCAATGGTGAGGCTACGGAAGAAGAAACCCAAGCTGAGACAATGTACGGTAGACCTGGGACTATAAGGGTCGGTGGAAACGAGGATGTGACACGACTTACAGATTGAACCTGCTCCCCCCTTTCCACGGTTAAGAGAGAACCCCGTCCCTGGGGCCTATGTCATCCTTGTGCTGGTGATCTGTCACCTGAGATACGTCTGGACGCCCTGCCAATATTCAAGCGTACAGGGCCGCTGTGGCCCTCTAGGGCCACCGTAGTGTGCGCGGGCCCGCTGCTCGTCTGTTTTGAGGTTGTACTTGCGCCAGTAGGCCCTGGTGACAGTAAAGGCCACCACATAATCCTTGCAGTCCTCAAGTGTAAATGATGTCCCCAGATACTCGTTGGCATCGTCCAGGAAGATCTGACGGATCTGGGCGGGGCCTACGGCCCCCGCTTTACTGACATCATCCGGGCGGATCACGCCGCGGTGCTCCCATAGACAGATCGCCCGAAAGATCCGGGCCTCGGCGATCAGTTTGCTGGTTGTCGGTGGCTGGTTGGTCGCTGCGCGGCCAATGCCGGCCAGGGCCAATACGCAGAACACGACCACTGTGCGGTTGACGATTCGGGGGGATTGCTGTAGATTTGCCATTGTTCTGACCTCCATATAAGGTTAGGACCACGGCCTCGGGGTGTTACAGCACCGCCGGGGCCAATTTTTTGCGCCTGGCACGCTGCCAGGTCTGGTATTGCTTTCGGCCAGAACGCGGCGGGACTTTAGAAAAAAAACACCCCCTGGCCGTCGGTTCCGCAACCGAACCGGCCAGGGGGCTCAGGAAAGAAACCGCTATGAGTCTACCATCGCACGGCCACGCCGAACCGCAGATCCGAGGTCAGGGTGCCGTTGCCGTAGTTGAGCTCGGTCAGTTGCTTGGTGATCCGCATGGTCATGTGGTCGTTAATGTAGACGTCCACACCGGCCTCGATCGGCAGATAGGCCTTAAACTGGTCCTTGGGATCAAAATCGATCCCCAAACCAAGATACGCCTTGCCCTGAACCGGGAACGTCTCGAACAAGGACTCGAACCCGACGGCCGGGTACTCGATCCCCACGCCGACCAGGGCCGTGTCCCACCTCGAGCCTTTCTGATCGGCCGTGCCCGTAAGTGCCGGCGATATCCGAGGGCCCCAGTAAAAGTCCTCAATGGGCTGCCACATCCAGGACACGGTCGCACTGCTGCTGCCGACGACGGCGGAGAACTGGTGATTGTTGGGCTCTGTGCCGAAAATGTTGGTCTTGCCCATGGCGGGCCAGCACAGGATCAATACGGCAAAGATGACGATTGCGTTTTTCCATTTCATGTTTCGATTCCTTTCGATTAAGGGTTAGAGTGCCTTCTCTGGAAATATTGTCCATTGATCGGTCTTGGCAAGTTTCTTGCCTATGATTCTTTCGGCGGCCCTGATGCTGTTTGCCTGGGGTGTCCATTGGGGCCAGTCGGCGTGCGGGATCATGTCCGCGGCCATGCCCTGTGCCTTCATCAATTCGTCGTGGGCCTGGTTCAGATCGTAACAGAGTTGTTCGACAAGTGCTTTCATGCCTTTCGGGCCGTTCTCTTACGCCGGGTGGTGACTTTCTGGACGGCGGTTTTTCGGGGCGGCTGCGGTTTGGGGCCGGTCACGTACTCGATAAACACGTCGCGGGTTTGGGGGTCCAAATGCGTGGTCACGTCTTTTAGTTCTTGGTCGTCGAGATCGTAACCCTGGGCCCAGTATTTGCCAAGATCTGCCAGGGTGACTTTTACTATGTGGCTCTTGGTTGGTGGCGTCTCCGGAGGGCCTATTTTCTTTGACTGTGCCATGGCGGGGTCCTTTCCTGATTATGCGGTGATTTCCAATTTGATCTTGACGTCGACCTCTACGGTGCACAGGTCGTCCACGTCGATCTTGACGGACTTTAGACCGGTGGTGGTCACCAGGCTGGTGATGTCCAGGTCCCGCTGGTCGCTGGTGTAATCGCCGGAGGCGGCCCCGTACCCGCTGCCGTTGTCGACGTGGTAGTGCCAGGTGATCGAGTTGGTTTCCTCGTAGATCCCGAATACTATGGCATGAACATGCGGGTCAACTGTATGTGAGTGACTTGATATATCAACGCTGTGGGTGTGGCCCGTGTCGGTGTGGGTGTGATTCGTGATACTGTGGGCGTGGGCCGGCGTGCTGTGAGTATGGGTAGTGGCGGAATCCGTTGACGGAGAATCACTACCGGTCGTCCCAGAGAGAGAGTGTGTGTGGTTAGGTGTACTACTGCCAGTGTTGCCACTTAGTCCATGGGTATGGCCATAATCAGGATCAGGCGAGGCTGTCGCACCTGTCGTGCCACTGAGAGAGTGTGAGTGGTTCCCGCCGTCGCTACCGGTAGTCCCGCTGAATGAATGAGTATGAGAGTTTACTGTATGAGAGTGTGACCCGCCAGACCCTGTTGTGCTGGATCCGTCACTGGCTGTCGAACCAGCCCCGCCAGACTGGATGGCAGCGCTTCCTGACCCAGAAGTTAAACCCCACCCGCCCCAGGTCTGAGTGCTGAGAGATCCGCCGCTGGCGGACCCGGTACTGTACGCCCTAAAGGGCTTGATCCTGACGCTCAATAGGACGCTGGTGATGGTGGTGGCCTCGTCCACGATGTCGAAACCCCGCTCAAACGGATAGGCCGAGTCACAGGCGGCCCAGCCATTGACCACGTAATTTTCGATGACCTCCAGATAGGCGTCGGCCCGGATCGTGCCGGCCAGGAGGATGGCGGCGTGTAATAACTGGACCGGCTGACAGGGGTAGGCCACGCCGGCCTTGTTCACGCAGACGATCCAGTGCCCGGTATCCAGCGCTGTATTGGCGTCGTCGGTCCCCAAAAAACTGGTGGTGGCCGCAGGGTCCCAATAGATGAATTCCTTATCCGAACTGCCCGCCGTGATTTCGTACGTGGTGCCCTTGTAGTTGAACAACAGGGGGTTCGTGCCGTCCTCTGCAGCCCAGGAGACAGTATCCAGGGGCGCGGCGCCGTCGTCCTGCCAGTCGATATTAGAAAGTCGCGGGATGTCGGTACTGGGCGCAGGCGGGAGGGCCTGGTTGATCATCTCCTGGACTTCCCATTTCTGGATTGGCTTGATCAGGCTCTGGTCTGCCGCGGGCACGACATAGTCGGTGTTGCCGACATTGGGCTCCAAATCGTCCGAGTCAAACAGGTCGGTATCGTACGTCTCCACGGTCACCGTGTAATACTGGGGCCGGTCGGACTGCTCAATTTTTATGATTCGCCGCAGGGGGATACTGGAGCCAATGGCCACAATACAGTTGACCAGGGGCGTAGGGTCCAGGGTCTCCACTAGGTGCAGATTCCATTCGTCCACAGAATCGACAGTATAGGTGGCCATGACCGCGTCGGACTCGGTGGCGTCGTACGCGCGGATATAGACCGGATCGCCTGGCGAGGCCGTGACCGGGCGGTTCAGTTCCAGGCTGTTGGAGTCGGTAACGGTCAGGATCCGGTAGCCCTTGCCCCAGTCGGGCCGGTTGTGCTGCAGGCGCACGACCTGGCCCAGGTCAAACCGCACGGCGTCCTTGTGCATGTCCACGGTATTGACGTTTCGGATCAGTTTATTTCGGTACAGGGCATAGTTGGCCACGCGGGTGGCCATGGACGTCTCTGTCACGCCCACGCCCTCCAGTTGAATGTCCAGCTTATAGTTGCCCGCGTCCTCATTGGGGATCGGCAAAGGCTGGCGCTTGTACCCGGCGGCGGCGTTTTCATAGAAGACCGTGACCTTGCCGGCCAGTTCTCCGTGCTTGGCCCAGGCGTTGCGCCAGGAATTGGCCATGACGTTTTCATACGTGATAAGGTCCACAGCCCCGGTGTACTCTTTGTCAACCCACATATCCAGGGTAGTGCCCCGCCAGTAGGTCTTGGCCCGGCCGATCTCGGCGGTCTCATAGGCCACGGTCCACAGGTCGGACTCGGTGTTGAGGATCCCGTTGTATGTCATGCGGTCCTCGGTGCCGCCGTCGCCGTCTGTGACCTGCTCTGCGCACCACTGACGCCATTCGTACCAGGCAGACAAATTGATATTGGACGGGTCAAGGCCCTCGTACCTGGCCACGCTATACGCGGTGCCGGCCCCGTTGCCGGTGATGACCGGCTGTGTGACCATGTCCAGCCATATGTCTGCCCGGTTGTTAGACCATTCAATCGTCCAGGCCGATCCGTTATAGGTCCGCACCAGGCGGCCCTTGCGGATCACCTTGACGTCCATCTGACTATTGAGTTGCTCGGTCGCCACCGCCTCGATGTAGACTAGCGGCTTGCCCGGCCGGGTAAAGGCCACGTCAATGACCTCGCGTACCGCCCGGATCTTCATGGTATCGCCGTTTCGGGCCGGGTCGTCGTCGCTGGTGGTGTGTGTGAATCTCAGATCGTACTGTTTGCCGTGGGTGCAGCTATAGCCCTGATCAGAGACGGTATAGGCCTTGTAGATCGGGGTCATCTGGTTGCCGGTGATCGTGGTGTTCAGTAACGTCGTCCAGGACCCGGCCGACGCCTCGGAGATCTCGACCTTGACGCCGACGCCGTTGGTTTCCCGTTCGCCGAGACTGTTGTACTGCCAGATCCCCCGGTCGAATTCGATGGTATACTCGATATCGTCTATGAAATTGTTCGGCGTATTGATCGTGACCGCCCCGCCGGCGTTGGTCACGGCCGTGTCCGGGCGGATCTCCAGCTTGTTCTGTGACGCAATGGCCGTCTGGTCCATGGTGCCATATCGCTCGGTGACACTGACCCCGTCAAAGTTGCCGATCGGCTGGTCCTGGATGTACATTTCACCAGCTTGCGTGCCCACACTGGGGCCCTTGTCGCCAAAGCAAAGGATCATATGCAGGACTTCGTTGCCGCTGCCGTTGATGTCGGTCCATTTGGCCACACAATTGCCGTGTGCCGCGAACGGCCCGCCATACTCCCTCTGATACGGGACGCCGTCCTGGGACGTGGTGCGCAAAGACCAGCCGCGTGTCTGGTGGTCGTTGTACTGTTTACGCTCCGGCGGGTCCTGGTGGAATAACTGGCCGCCCAGATAGGACATGCCCATGGCAAAGGCCATATTGAATGCCAGGGTCCCCAGCGCCGCCCAGAAACCCACTACCGGCTCTATGGTCACGGTGGTGCCCGGCTTTGGCCGGATGTTCTTCCACATGTCCCGGGGCACCTGCTGGCCGTCGATCGCACAGGTCACGGCCTGGCCGTGTCCGAATTGGTGGGCCAGGGTGTGCAGCGTTCGCCTGTAGTACCGCACAGGCTCCTTGATCGTCTTGCGGTTCTCCACAGGGTGAAAGTGCCGCTCGATCAGGATGGTGCCGTCGACAGGGGTCAGGGCTCGGGGGTCAGGGGTCAGGGTATGCAAGGTCACGGCTGGACCTCCTGCTTGTTGGGCACATAGAAACCTTCGGTGATCTGTCGCCAGGGCTCTGCCTGAAGTTGCGCCTGGCGGACCTCGAAATAATTCGGCCGACGCTCGGCATCCGGCGGCATGGCGTGTATAAAGTGCAGACCGTCGGGCCAGATCACGCCACAGTGCCAGTCGAATCCGGCGGCGAACAGAACTAAGCCGCCGATCTGGGCATAGGCCACGCGGATCAGACCTGTCCTGGGCGACTCTGACAGGTCATGACCCATGAGCGCCAGCACGTCACGGGCAAAGGCCCAACAGGGCCGATCGTGCGGCGAGTCGTACGGCCGATTCAATAACGACTGAATCGTTGTAGAGGGGTCAGGGGTCAGGGATCTGGGGTCAGTTGTCATAGGCTCATTGTGTTCTTGTCCAGGCCGTGCTCGCCGGCCCAGTGGGCGGCGTTGCCCTTGGTGTAGCAATCGTCATAAAACCCGGTGCAGGTCGGATCCGCGCCGGCGTACTGGCATTCACAGCCGCCGAACAGAGACGGCGTGGCCAGGGGGCAGACTGTCGCGCTGTATTCGAATAAAGGAAAACGCTGGATCAGAGGATTGGGGATCCCCAAGGTGAACGTCACGGTGGTGTCGTCACTGCCGGCGGCCAGGATCTGATAGTCGGCCTCCAGGGCCGGGATCGCAGTGCTGAGGAAATCTGAATTGACCTTGACAAGCTGAACGGTCCCGCCCAGTGCGCCTTCGGTGTCGTTGATCAGTTTCTCGAACGTCTTGTTGAGGTCGGCGACCTGGATCTGGGCCGTCGGGATCGACCCGTCGGCAGAGAACATCTGGCCGCCGACATTGAAATTATTGGCCTCGTATGTCACGCCGTCGTAGGTGATGCCCTCCGTGTTCCTGGCAATACGCTGGGTCGTCGCAGAGGGCACCACAAACTCGGCAAGCCAGAGCCATTGATTGGCCTGGTTCGGCTTGATCGCGTCGGCGTTAAGATTGGCTGGCAGATCGGGCATAGTTCGCTGGGCTCACGGTTGCTGGTTATTGGTTGCTGTCGCTGGCCTCAAGGCCGGTGGGTTTGCCGTCCAGGATCTTCTTGACCTGGCCATAGACCAAAGGCGCCCAGGTACACAACTGGATCGCCTTGTCGATCAATACAAGCTCGTCTGGCACCAGATCCGTGCCGTCTGTGCCGGTGGTCTGACAGATCCGCGTGGCGATCTCAAAGGCCTTTACCGATTCGTCCGGCGTCAGGGACGTGCCTGGCTTTTGGGCCATGGCCCCCATTAAGGACCGATTGATGATGTCCTTGACGGTCAGGGCCTTGTCGCCGTCCTGAATAACTGTTCCGTCGAAATTTCTGAGCGCTGTGGTAAAGTCGATTTTCATACTCTGGAGTCCTTTCCTAGATGGCGGCCGGGCCGCCGGTTGATGTTCTTCCAGGCCGCATGGACCTGGCAGGTTGTTACCCTTCAGGCGGAGTGAACGTCTGACCGACCAAGGGGCTCTTGGCCTCAAGCCTTGCAACCTCCGCGTCGATGCCATCTTTCAGATTGGCATAAGCCAATCTCGCAATCTGGGTCTCGTCCTTGCCCCTGGCATCCTCAAGGGAAACCTTGGTGTCGAGGTAAACCTGTTGACCATTGGCCGTAATAGTGAACCCCACCGCGTAACATGTCGGCTCGTCTGCTGGGTGAAGATTGAACTTTGCTATTTTGATTTCTGCTGCCATTGTGTTGCCTTTCTTGCCTATGAAGCGGCTGTAATAATACCGCCAGTAATGGTGAAATTGGTATACGCACCAGTGCCTGTGAAGCCATTGTCTGCCTGAATTGTTCCTGCGGTTAAATCACCAATCACATCCACGGCACCCGCTGAGCTAATTGTCATCTTAGTTGTAGCCGCCTCACTAGCTCCAGTTTGGAATTTAAGAGATGTAGAGTTGACAGAATCTGTGAACTCTGCCTCTGCCTCTGCAACAATTGATGCGCCTGTCAAAATTGCATCTGTTCCGCTTGCCTCAAGTGGCGCGTAAAAGTTGATTCTTCCAAGTATATCGTTAGCGACAACAGTAGTCTCTTTTGTTCCGAGCGATAAAACTGCGCCTGTAGTTGTTAGGCCACCTTGAACCTCTAGCAGGCTACCTGGGCTCGCCGTCCCGATGCCGACGTTGCCAGAGGAGTCGATTACAACGCGCTCAATACTCTGAGTCCTGAGGCTAATTCCTCCTGTAGTTGAGCGGTTTATTAAGGATGCAGTAACCCCTGACATTGCCATATCAAAATTATAAGAACTATCATCGCTGTCGCTGACCCTTACGTTCGCTTGGGCGCTATTAGATAC